ATCTAAGCCTGATGCAATATAAGAATATTCTATTTTAACAATATTACCATTACCTGGCCTTTTACCAATAATATTATCACCAAATTTAACTTCATAAAAGCCGTCACGAGTTTCTTCTAAGAAATACGCTTCGCTCGTGCCATCTAAATTTACTATGTTAGTATTTAAAGTATATGTTCGAGTTGCATCAGTTGCAGCTGAATCGGTAACAGTGACTTTGATCGAAGATGTATTTACATTTGATTGAGGCAATATATATTGTTCGAATGCATTATTTTGATATGTATATGATACATCTGTAAGTGTACCTTGCTCGATGGCTATATTAGAAAAGTTCCAACCAGAATCAAAGTTAATCGTAGATGTATTAGAAGCAAACATTGGATAATCAACACCACTAACAGTAGTCTTAAATGCAGTGCCTCTTGCCATAGTTAATGGCAATGCAGTATTACTACCATCATGATTCCATAATGGTGTAGCACTTGTATCGTAATTCATTCTTACATTAATATAAGCAATTGAAGGTGAAATAGATTTAGGAGTATAACCTAATAGCTTAGCATGAGATACGACAGAAGTTCTTAGCTGTGACGTATCAAGGAATGTTTCGTTCAAAGCGAAGTTTGCATTCATTGAGTTGATATGAGTTACATATGCTAACACATCAATAATGGTTGACATCGCAGAGCCATCATAGTTATAATCATTAAACGTTGTATCTGTGTCTTTCATGTATGCAACTAGATTTGTCTTTATCTGATCAAAATCTAATTGACTTGCATTAATTCTTCTTTCGATTGCCATTATCGTAATCTCTCTATTGTGGTAGCAATATCAATTACTTCATTTGTTGATACTACTCTACCGGTTACTGTTATGAAAACTGAGTTTTCCCAAGGTTTTGTTTGAATATTTACATTAAGTACTTGTATTCGTGGCTCATAATTTATTAAAGCCATTTCAATGCTTGTTGACATATTAGCAGCTGTTACGTTATTCATATTCTCAAAGAGATATGCCCTTAAATTTGCGCCAAACATATAATCAAATGGTCTTTCGCCATGATTTGTACGAAGTATATTAAGACAGCTTTGTATCACTGCAGCATTGTTCTTCTTTATTCCAACGTCATTCGTATTAGGATTTTGCTTAAAAGAAAAATCTAAATCTTTATACGTTTCTTGTCGTGCTATCTGTGCCATATATCTTATTTATACATTTATTCTGGATTTTGAGGACCATTTGTATTACCTTGTGAGGTATCATCTGCTCCAGTATCAGGTTGTGTATGAATATGAGTATTCAAATTAATTGCATCTGATTGTATCGTTACAGCCGAATCAGTATTAGTTCTTAATGTATGAGTAACATCCACATTACCATTTAAAATAATTTTTTTATTTGAATCTGCCCATGCTCCAGATACAGTTGTAGATTCTACTAGAGTAGGAACTTTTAATGTCATATCACCTGCGCTAGTTACATTAGTTGCTCCACTAATATCTGCTGTCATATTACCCGTAACTATTGATGACATATTTCCACCTACTTGTGTAGTTAAATCTTTAGCTACTGCAATATTAGCATTACCACTTACAATAATTTTAACATTACCTTTTACTTCAAGCGTATCATTACCTGCTACTAGCTGATAATTATCTCTTACAATTCTTTCTACCTTTGAACCATCTGGTCCTATCTCATATTGAGTACCACCCGCATGTCTTTCTTTTATACGTTCATGTCCAGGTGTATCATCATATTCTTTAACATGTCCACTCTCTGTTTCATATACATGATTATATGGATATTTTGGATTATATGGACTTAATGGTTCATATTGTCCACCTAACTCACCAGCAAATGGATCATCTTCAGCTCTTGTTCTTACATTATTATCATGTACTCCAAGGGATTTTGTTGGTAAAGTTCCTATGACTAAAAACTCTTGAGCAGCAGAATCTAAAAATATACCACAAACTAAACTGCCTTTCTCTCTTACATCACCAGTTCTTGGCACATTTGAACCTGCATTAAAAGTATATTCTTCAGCAACGTCATTAATTGTTTTGAATTCTGGAGCAGGAGTAGTTATTGGCCAAGGTAGAAGATCTCCTGTTTTCCATAATAATTCTGCTTTTAAATTGACCGAATGACCATGTCCTAATGTTGCTGGTGTACTTGCAGGCATAAGAACATTTGACCATGGCAATGAATATGTTGGTATATTATCATGAATACCATATACACTTACCTTTACTCTTCCGAGTTTTTCTGGGTCATTAATATCTTTTACTTCGCCAAATTGGTACATTATGCATACTCTCTTAACATTTTAACACTTTGAAGATAATCTACTTGATTACTAGCATTAACAGTAAAAGTATGATTCATATCAGATATAATATATGATCCATCTGAAATAGAATATGATATTTCACTCGCGCCTAATTCTAATAATGTAGATTTACCTGCTCCTAAATATGGAGAAGGTGTCATTCCAGTAACATTAATTGTATTATTATATAATCTTCTTTTTTGATTCATAGCAGCTTGATTATTAGGTGAATGAAGATCTGAAAATAAAGATTTTTCTTGGTATTGTACTGGTTCACCATGTGGACCACGTGATTCAGTTAATACATCATATAATTTAGCAGATAGTCTATGTCTAGTTGATACAGCCGAAGAATTATTAGGTAATACTTCATTCTTTTTTATTTCAGTTTCATCTAATTGAACTTCATGTAGTTTAAATCCATATTCACCTCTAGCAATTTTATCCGCTTGATGCATTTTATATTCTTCTAATTCAAAAATAGAGGCTGAGCCTTGAGTTACAATTTCCCCGCTTCCAATCTCGTCAAGACTTACTGTCAAATCTTTTATAGAAAATCTATCATTGCTTTGGCCAATATGAAAATCACTATCCATAGTAGCTAGCGAACCTAATCTACATGTACCTTGATCCCATAATCTTTGATAAAAATAAAATCCAGTATGTCTTGCATCAACCGCTGTGCTTACAACATTGCGAATAGCTTGCATCGCCGATATATTTGGAACAATATATTTTCCATTTGTTGCAGCTATAGAATTAATTTCAAGTAATGACGAAACATCAGTTACTGACCTATATAATTTAGAAACAATATCATGACTTGATCCACTAAATACTTTATTAATATCATTTGTTTTTAAATGAAATTCTTCTGGAGTAATTAAATGCATAACATATTGTTTTTCTGATTTAAATATTTTCATTTGATTAATACCATCAATCATAAAGATATTAGTACATGTCTCATCAAACACTGTAAATGATACTTCAACTGGAACTAATTCATTATTTCCACCAATAACTCTATCAAAAAAGTTAATACCATCTAACACTTCTATATTACCTTTTAATAAGCCATTGATACTCTCAAAGAATGTCATTGATTGTACTAAATCCGTAATATCAGACGTAGCTGCGTTAACTGTAAAATTATTTATTATCATTACGACATTGCAGATACAAATGCTTGTACTATAGTGTTTAGATGTTGAGATTTAATTACTTTTAAATTTCGATTCTGATCTGTTATTGCTGTCTCATAATCGAGCAATGTATAAGGAACTGTCACATTACTACGTCTTACTCTAACTCCTGATGTATCTCTGTGGTGATGCGGTGCATAAGCTTGACTCTTAACAAAATTACATGCTGCGGCCGATCCTGAAGTTGCACCATTAATTGTTTCACCAGTTATAGTAAATGTGCCAGATGTTAATTCAATTGTAACATAACCCAAATTAACATGTATTTCTTTTACAACTCCCTTAGCACCTGAGACTGAGCCAGTCACTGTCTCGCCAACTGTAAATTTATTGTTTAAGTCATCATCGGTATCAGCACATAAGTATTGATACTTATTTGTACAGTAATCTAATAATTGTGTTGAGCTCATTGGCCAATCATCCCATATATTTTTTATTTGTGGATTAAGTAATAAAAATGTCCAATGATATCTCTCATCATTATATAATCTTTTCGAAAGAATATCTGGCCTTTCACCATCTTGAACTGAAACTGTTTCATAGTATACAGAACTATTTAATAATGCATTAGAAACTTTAGCTCTAGCCGTTAAATTTTTTAATGCGTCTAAATTACCTGATCCATCTACATCAATTGCTACATTGTTTATACTTGCAAAATACATTAGAAACCTCCTTCAATATCGTGTCTATAAAGTGGAACAATCTCTTTAAGTGTTATACTCATTGCAACTTCAACTGGATTATTTCCATCCTTAAAAAATGAAGTATTATTTGGATTATATGTAATATTAACGGCTTCAATAACAGTTGGAGGCATTTGTATCATATCACCAGCTCCATGGAATGATGTAACAACGTGATCTGGAACAGTTAGTGTAAGCGAATCATTTCTTTTCGCATGTGCTGCTATTCTAAAGTGTTTAATAATTTTTGTTACTTCATCTGATTCATCTTTACTGTCAGGCAAAAATGTAAATGTAAATGTAAAACTTCTTAAACCTGTTGATTGATATGCCATATAATCATGAGGATTAGTTGCTTTACCAGTAGATCTTTGGTATTCATCACTTACAATACTAGCACCTGCTGCACCGAGAAAACCACCAAGAACCTTTCCTTTATCTGCTATAAATTCAGTAGCTTTAGGAAAAGCTTTTCCTAATAGTTTAGGAATATATTTCTCACTTAATGCACCTACTCCAGTACCAAGTGCTGTCATTGAAGCTTGAGATGTTGCTACTGTACCTGCACTTTCTCCTGACAAATCAGCCACCCCACCTTCAAGTATTCCTGCAACCTTTCTTGTTGCTTCATTATAAACTATCTGATCATTTATTTGAATATCAGTAGGCATATATAATGCTATTGAACCTGCGTATTGTCTTAATGCTGCAGTAAACCATCCTCCTTTACCTGCTTCGCCA